TGATGATTTATGCGGGCCAGCTTGGCGCATTTTATCTTCCTGATGAGCATCTGGATGCACTCTATGATTGGGTAGCCGGATTGCTGACTGATATGGCCGCCGCTGTTGGTGAGGCGGCTGATGGCTGAGAACTATTTTGACAATCCAGATGCGTCTCCAAAACGTCGCGCTCCCAGAAAAACCACACCTAAACCAGTTGCACCCAAAGCCAATGGCCACGCATCTCCGGGACGTGTGGATTGGGTTCCCAACCAACATTGGCGGGAAGACCTCGCGCGTACGGAAGGAGGAAAGATTCTTCGCACCCTTAATAATGTATTGGTGGCGTTACGGCAGGCGCCGCAGTGGAAAGATATGTTCGCGTGGAATCAGTTTTCCAGTCGTCTCATGGTCATGCGGCATTTACCCGGTACTAATAAAATTGAAGCCTCCGTTCCCCGAGAAATAACGGGTCCAGATGTATCCAATGTTACCGACTGGATGCAACATAATGGGATCATCGTCGCATCCCAGACCACGGAAGAGGGTATTCGCGCGGTCGCGGATGAATTTTCATATCATCCCGTACGCGATTATCTGAATGGTCTCACCTGGGACAAGACGCCGAGGCTGGAAACGTGGTTGATCAAACACCTCGGGGTAACTGATACCGCCCTTCATCGGGCGTTTGGTTCCCGTTGGATGATTGGCCTGGTCGCACGGATATTCGAGCCGGGTTGTCAACTTGATACGGCGCTGATCCTGGAATCACGTCAAGGTCTTCGCAAGTCCACGGCGCTGCGGGTACTCGCCCAACCATGGTTTACCGATCATGTACCAGACCTATCATCAAAGGATGCGCTCGAACAACTCCAGGGAGTGTGGATCATTGAACTAGCCGAACTGAGTAGTTTTGGTCGCGTCGAAACGGCACGGATCAAATCATTCCTGAGTTCGAGGGACGACCGTTTTCGTCCCTCATTTGGTCGTTTCCCCGCCAATCATCCCCGTCAATGCGGTTTCGCCGGCACTGTCAATCCTGGCAGCAATGGGTATCTCCGTGATGAAACCGGCGCGCGCCGATTCTGGATCGTGGAGTGCGCCACCAACTGGAAACCGAACCAACAGGTTGACGTGGAAAAATTGACCGCCGCTCGTGATCATCTCTGGGCTGAGGCGGTCTATCGTTATCGCGAAGGAAAACCATGGTGGCTGGACACCGCCGATTTGGAGGCGGGGCAGGAGGCCGCCGCAGAGGCGCGGCAAACCGATGACCCGCGTGAGCCAAAAATTCGGGATTATGTCGAAGGTCTGGCCTGGGTGAGAATGGATGGCATTCTGGGAGCGGAGTGTCTGAATATCCCACCGGAACGTTGGTCGATCGCGCTCAGGACAGAAATTGGCCATGTGATGAGCGCGCTCAAATGGAAACGGAAACGGAAACGAACAGACGCGAAAAAGGCAGATAGCCCAATGGAGTGGCGGTACTACCCGCCTGGGGAAGAACGCGAAAGAGAGGCGCCCGTTTATCCCGATGAAATTTCTTTTTGATATTTCATCTAAAAAATAAACCAAATAATTTCAATATGTTAGTTTTTTTCTGTTCCTACTGTTCCTACCTGGAGTTAAATGGTAGGAACAAAAAGTTGTAGTGCCTACCTTGATGTTCCTACTGTACCCACTGTTCCTACCATTTTGTATATATACAAAGAAAGATGGAACGGTATGTAGAAAAAACACAGCCCTCTAAGGAAGTGGTAGGCACAGTAGGAACAGTAGGCACAATGTTGATTTCATTAGATGTTGTGGTAGGAACATTTAGTGCTGATGTTCCTACCTGGGTGGGAACATGCTATCCTTTATCCGCACCGCTTGCCTTCTGAGTGTCAGGATTGTCAGGTTTTCCCGTTAGTCAGCCCCACCGCCTCCCGCAACGCCTCCACCACCCGAGCCCCCTGCGTCACCGCCCGTGCATGAAGCACACGCCGGGCGGCTATCTCGACGGCCAGGAGACGGGCGATCTCGGGCAGTGCCAGCACGGCATCGGCCTGTGCCAGCGTCCGGTCGCGATCGGCGGCACATCCCGGGACACCGGCGTCGGCCAGCCGCAGTAGTTCGGCCCATGGGGTCGTGTCGGCGTGGGACGCGTTCCACAGAGCGGCGGCGAGGGGGGGGCGGAGGGTCATTGCGATAACGCCCGACGCAAAGCTTCACGCTCCTCATAGGTCGTGATCTCGGCCACGCATGGTCGCGCCGCCGCTTCGACGGCGAACAACCGCTTGATGGATGGCAGCGCCAGAACGGTATCGGCCTGACGGAGGGCGCGGTCGCGATGTTGGCACCAGGCCGCGTGGTCTTCCGCGATTTCCAGGAGTTTCGGCCAGGTGATTCGCCCTGGGGCATCGGTATCGGCGTAACCGGACTCCCAGATCACGGCGGCGAGTTGGTCGCGGATGTCCGGTGTATCGGGACTGGCGCTGAGAATTCGCAGGGTCGCGGTGGTGATCCGCCGCAACCGCTCGATTTCGATCGCTCCAGCCCGGAGATACGCGGCCTGGAGGTGGTTGCCCGTGGCATCGTCCTCATCGGCGGCGTGGCGCATGTCATCGGGGAGGGTGGGTGTGATGAGGCCCAGAGCGCGCGAGATGGCCGCCAGTCTTGTCTCGATCCCATCACACGTCGCGCTCAACCGCTCGCACGCCTCGTCAACCGCCGCCATATCGCCGTCCAGGGCGGTCCGGGGCGGTTCGTGGGTGGAAGGGGCGGCGGGAGGGGTGGGGGGCTGTACGGGCGGGGGAGACGCGGTAACGGGGTCCATCGGACAAACCAGCGCATAACACCCGTAGTGGTCATACCGCTCTCGCGTATCCCCGCAGGTTGAGCATATCTCTGTCATCGGTTACTCCATTCGTTGTTGACATCCGCCGTCCATCGTCCGTAAATCCAACTTCCTGGTTTTCCAGGTCGTTTCCTTCTCAACGATCGCCCAACTCAGCGGCGTCTCGCCTCACGGTGGGGCGCCGCTTTTTGGTGGTCGCTCACCCCGCCCACCACACGCACAGCCGGATCGTCCCGAGCAGCACCGCGTCACGGCAGGCATCGCGGATGATATCGCGAGGGGCCAGGGCGAACGGCTTCGTCGGGCCGAAACCGAACCGCAGTCCGTCCAACGCGCGCCAGAGGACCCAGATGAAAATCATGATCACGGTGAGGGTCATGGTGTTGGCTCCCGCGCTTCCGCCATGCACCGCCGCAATGCGTCGGCCAGCGCTTTCAGTCCATCCGCCGTGTGGACGTGATACAGGCCGGTCGCGAATCCCTTGTTCTGATCGAGCGGAGACGGGCAGGTGCAATTCCCATCTACCCGGACATCATTGCCGTGGGTCTCGTGCAGGGCGTTCGCGTAACGCGGCGGCAGGCCAGGGCCAGACGCGATCCAGTAATACCAGGCGCGTCGAAAGGTCCAGGGTCCGAGTTGACCAACAATCACGGTTCGCATCTGAGGGTGACTGGTTCTGAACCATTCGCCGACGTTGACGGACTCGATGCCGGCGGTGGTCAGTTCGGCGCTGATTTCATCATCGGCATCGGCGCGGCGGGCGTAGTTTTTCATGGTGTTGAGTCCTTTCGTGGGGTCAGTGCGTCTCGGCCTTCTGTCGTGATGCGCCACAAGCCACGCCTTCCAAGCCGGGCGACGAAGCCCTTGCGATGCAGGCGCCCAAGAATGGCGGCGCCGCGGTAAATCGCACCACAGGCATCTGGCAGGATCGCCAGACCGATCCGGTACGAGGACGTACCCATGGAGGTATCAAGCAACGACAAAGCGGTTCTCTCGGCGGGGCTCACTCCGGCAATCCTCTCAACTTCTCCAGACTCACCCGCCCGGCACCGCCGATCGCGGTCCAGGCGCGTTGGGCGTAATAGGATAAGCCGGGCGACCAACCTCCTCCGGCGTCGATGCTTCGTTCGGCATGACGGAGGATCGGCTTAGAGGTCGCCGCGCGATATCCGGCCTGTTCCAGTTCCGCCCGATACGCGGCGAGGAATTGCGTCCTCGTGGGTGGTTCAGCCGAGGTCATGGTGCCGCTTTCAGATAATCTGGGTGGTAGGACGAGGAAGACTTATTTTCGCCCCACCGAACCCACACACACCCGTTGGATTTTGTTCCAGTTACAACGCCGATCTGGCCATGGGTCCGCCGAATGCTAAAAGATCGCCCGGCTTCGTTAAGTTGAACCCGGTCATTTTTATGGAAAGTTTTGCCTGTCATTGGTTAACCCCCGCCGCGATCAGAATTGCGCCGGAGATCATGAACCCCGCGGCGGCGATGGCACGCTGCACGTCCTGACCACGAATGCCGATAACACAACTTCCGAGGGACAGCATCGCGGTTCCCACGATCAGACAGGCGGTGTGCATCACGCGTCTCCTTCTGATTGATACCAACTCCAGAACGAAGTATGCCTGGCTCTTTCAGAAGCGGTGAAATTGAAAACATCAGGAACGGCCCGGTACGATGCGATCGCCTTAACGAGGGAGGTGGGCGGCGATCTATCGATGACGACGCTGATACCGCAATGGCCATCACCGCCGTTCCAGGTCGAGATGATCGATGACTTTAGCCTGGCGGCAACAGCCTTTGCACGGCGCCGGTGTGTTTTCGCTGATGCCGTGTAAGAATGCTTGTTTCCATAAATCAGTATTAAAGTGCCTCCGCCGCTCGGCACTACCGTTACCAGGATATCTCCTGTTTTTTCGGACACGCCGTGGTGTTGCGCTATAGCGCCGTCCGGCATTCCTGGCCGTTCCAGCCGCGCGATTATTCTTGCCGCTGTCGTGGCGATCTTTTGACTCACGAGGCGTCTCCCTCGATTTCGCGGAGCAACTTCCGTGCCGCCGTGATGGCCTCGCGGTATTTCTCGCCGGTATCAAGCCGAGCCCATGGTTCCAGCCAGGCGATCAGATCGGTTACCATATCCTGTAGCTTTGGGGCGGCGTGCATCAGGCGGGCGATGGATTCCAACTCTTTTATTGGAATCACCCGATGACCCGGAATAACGGTGGCACTCCATCCCTGCCAGTTCTCGGAATCAACGGCGTAGACCGTGCGCCCCTCTCGTTTCCATTCCATCACGTCCCGATCTCCCTCAGCAACCGCCGCGCCTCGACAACATCCGGGTCCGCCACGCCATCCGGCGTCCTGTTCCGCTTGAGGATGGCGGTGAGGAGTCGGGCGGTGTCCTCGGCTTCACTGGACTGATCGTGGCGAGGGACGGAGGCGACATACCTGCCATCAACAGTTAATATCCTGACCCAACCATCCAGTTTGTTCGGTGGCGCTGTTTTGTATGGCCCCGGTGTCGCGGTCATGAATCCCTCCCAAGGATCGCGAAACCGATCCCGGCGCCGGCGAACGTAAGCGCGACGCAACAGACATCCCTGATGCCGTCGTGGGTCGCGTGCGGCACGGTCATCACGATGCAGGCCATGAGCGCGGCGAGAGACAGCACGGCAGAGGCAATGATCTGGGCGAGCAATCGCATCACAATTCCCCCGCCATTTCCACGATCGCCGCGAGGTCATCGTGCAGCAACTGCTGACCACCAATCGCCGTGATGAGTTGGTTTGATTTTGGAAACGACCGCGCCGCCAGATACGCGCGCACCCTCTCCAACGCTTCGGCGCGGGCGTGGCGGAGGTGCTCGGCGGCTTCACGGGCCAGTCGCTCGGCCTCTCGTCTCTCCGCCCCCAGCGCTTCTTCAGCGGTCTTCTGGACGGCCTGGAGACGCGCACACTCGAACGCCACTTCGTCCAGCCTGATTCGCGTTAAGGTCCAGCGCTCATGGCGCCTCCCATCGGATTTGCGGTAACGGTGACCGTCATCCAGGTCCACCATCGCTGGGGTTACCCTGACGACGCAGCGGATTTTATAGTCGTGGCCGACGCTGTAATAATCGGTCACAACCTCATCCCCAACCCGGAGATCGGCCAGGGTGCGGGGGTTTGTTTCGGTGTCAGGCATTACACCCTCCTCTCATAAGTCTCACACTCCGCCACGGGCCATAACGTCTTTCGTTCGATAGACCCCCACTCGGGAATCGGTTGGCGGCGCGTGGTTCCAAAACCGTGTCCCCAGTTCCACGCCGCCGGTGTCGGGATATGCGGCGGGGTCCACACGCACTTGCCCTGGCCATCGGGATGTAAGCGGCCGGCGGCGGTCTTGTGCCAGTCGGCGCGGGTGCAGGTGAGGCAGAGGTGGGCGGGGATGGCGTTCGCGCTCACGATCCGGTCGCCCTGGCGATGGCGGCGCGGGCCACCACGAGTTGCGGCGGGATGACCCACTCGTTTTTTAATGTCAGGTCGGTTTCGACGTAATCGACGAGCGCCGCGAGGGCTTCGGTCAGACCGGGCGCGGTTTCCTTTCCCGCCACGGAATCCTCTGGCGTTTCAAACCCAAGCCGCCGCAGTGACGCGCGAAGGTCGTAAAGCGCCATGCGAGCCGGGTGGTTGTATTCGGCGGTGGCCAGATGACCACTCAGGGAAGCGGCGACTTTGGCCAAGTGCTCCAGTTCGCGGATACGGTCGCCTCGGATGGCTTTTATGACTGGGAAACGCATCGTTTCTCTCCTTTCGTCCGATCCACCGCGCACGCCTTCCATATCATCCTGGCGAGCGCTGGCAGCTTCTCCCAACCCGGACGCGGCGATCCGTCGTGGTAGGTCGGGTAGCGTTCGAGATCGGCTTCGTAGGCTTGTTGGCCGGTGGGGTATTTCATGACTTACGCTCCGGCAAAACGCCAACGCAGCCCGGTCCGTAAAGCGCTTCCAGTTCCGTCCGCAACTGGAGTGCGATAACCCATGTCACGAACGGGAGGGTAACGTTCTGTTCGGTGAGTTCGCGGATCAGATTACAGGCTGTTTCGCAGATATTGTCTTTGAGTTGGTTGGGGGATGCCATCGTCTCTCTCCTGGCCGTCGTGGGGTGGTGGTGGGTCAGGCGGCTTTCTTGTCAGCATCCTTGCCGATCTCGGCTCTACCTGCGGCGGCGGTCTTGTTGAACGCCTCTCGCAACAGGTCGTCGCGCCAGACCAGGTGAACCGTGCCTTTCTTGAAGAAACGAATATCGAAGAATTCGCTTTGGCATTGGTTGTGGAATGGGCCGGCCTTCACATGGTAACCCAAGGATTGAAAGGTTGAACTAAGGGCGTGGCCGATCGTGTAGCAACTCTCAAACTTTCTGCCACTCAGGACGCACAGCACCCGGTCAAGATCGGCATAAAAATCGATCATCCCACCATAATACCCGGTGCTGAAACGCCCCCCATATTTGGCGTCATAGCTGCACCCGTAGGGAAAGATCGCCTTTTTGTTGACCTTGTAACTCGAATTCGTTTTCCACCCCTCGGTGTGGTGGACGTTATCGGCATGGTAACGCCGCAACGCATCAAACACGTTGGAGACTGATTTCTCGAACAGACCTTGCCGTTGTGAGAAGATGTTTTCGAGCGTGCCGTAGACGTTGGTCGCGGTAAACGGGATATGCGCGTTGCGATCGATGTCACGCTCCAGTTCTTCGCGCTGTAGCTTGTCGAGCCACTTGTGAAACTCGGCACGGGACAACGCGGCCTTCCAACATGCCTTGCGGTGCTTCTGTAGGAATTCAGCGCGGGCGTGGCCGAAGTCCCGGCAGGCTTCCTTCACGATATCCTGAAAGGCATCGATCCGCAGATCGTTCCCGCCCATATACACGGCGGCCTTACGGATATGGCGGAATGCTTCGATCATGTGAGTGTTGGCCTGCTCGTAATAGTGTTGCAGGTTGCCGAGTGTGTCACGCACGGCTGGCAGGTTGTCGGGGCTGGCTTCTCCGGCATGATCGCGTTCTCTGCCCTTGGTCTCCCACAACTCGGCGGCGTCTTCGGTTGTCACCTTGCGGAGGTGGACCAAAACGACTTCAACGTCGGTGGGTCGCGCGGCCCGCTGAAATGGTCGGCCCAGGTCTTCGATTGAACCGTGCTCCGCGATGATCCCGGCGAGTCTCTGCCGTGCGGCGGAATGAGGATTGCGGATCGTTTCGGTGTTCAACAGACAGACGATCTCGCCGTTGTAGAGGAAATCCCACGCCTTCAACAGGTGGGCGTCGCCATTCGAAAACGGCGGGTTCATTATGATGGCATCATAATAACAAACACCGTCATAGCTTAACCAGTCGCCGCCGACGATCGGAAAACCTTTCTCGGTCAGGATCGCGCACAGTTCGCCGGACGGTTCGATGCAATCGACCTGCGTACGCGACCGGCCGTAGCGATCGTCGCCACGTATCGCTTCCGCTATGTCCCCGCGGCCCGCGCTCGGATCGAGATAATATCTCGCGTCCTTGCTGATCTTGGCCAGCATTTTGTGAACGAGCGCCGCTGGTGTGGGGAAGAACTCATCTCCGAACATATTGCCTTGTTTCATCTCTCATTCCTTCATCATCATGCGCCGCCGGAGCGGCGCGACTTCGTTACGCCGCGCGCCATGCTGTTTCACGACCCCAGCACGTCATGCAGCATCGCGACTTCTCGCCGTAATGAATCTGATCCGAGGCGTGATGAAGTTCGCTAACCTCAATCGGGCCATCACATTCGCAGCACCAATATGGCTTACGGGCGCGACATTGTTTCCAGGTAGTTTGCATCCTCATCTCTCCTTCATCGCGTGGTCAGGCGTCATCCGCGCCCCGTTATCTCGTCAAACCGGCTCGATATGCAGGCGAGACTGGCCTAGGTCGGGCACACACCACGGCCGAGGGGCCGTGATGGCTTCCGCCGTGTTCATCGCCTCGAGGGCCGCTTTCGGGTTGTCGAACACGATCGCTTTTTCCCGCGACGATGACCACACAGGACCCCAGATGATGTCCCACTCGCAGAGGTAATCGCGGGAACCCCATATGTTCCACGCGCGAGTGACGCGGTGGGGATCGGTTTTCCGTGTGGGCATTCTTTGATCTCCTTTCATCGCGCCGATCAGGCGTTAATCGTCAGAATACATCGCGAAGGTCAGTCCGGACTCGTCACCGCCATTAACGCGGTCGCACACAGCCTGAGCCTCTTCCCGCGTGGGCCATGTCTCGTTGCTTTCGATGACCGACGCGGTGCCCGAACCGGGATAAGCGTATAGCTTGTAATTCCAGATTGGCTTCATCGCGCTGTCGTAAGCCGGTGTGGCTTTTACATTGTAGGTCATTCTCATCTCCCTCGATCGTGGCGGGTTCAGGTCCGCGCCTCGACAATCACCGCGCCGCCCGTCGTCGCCTTGGCCCGATGCTTCGCCGCCTTTGGCGTGTAGGCCACGATCAGCAACGCCTTACCGCGCCCGTCCCGGATCAGCCGACCCGTCGCGGGATCGCGGAACTGGAAGGTTTCGAGGGAGCCGTTCTTTGGTTTGCGTGGCATTGGTTGTCCTCCATCGGCCCTCTGGCCGTGGGGAGGTTGTGACATAGTTTGTGCTATTGGTGTTATCGTCGTTTGTGCATGTCTGATATGCTAATAGCCCATATCACGCCAATGGCGTATGGTGTATTATGTGCCAATGGAGCAACCAAAACTCAGCGAGCGCCGCGTCGCGCTCACCATGCCATCCGAGGAGCTAGAGGCTCTGGATGCCTATTGCGCGGATATGCGGCGCCATACGGGCGATCCCTATCCAAGAGTTGAGATTGTCCGGCAGGCAATCCGGGAGTTTATTTCCGCGAGGACGCCGACGTGATCTACTTCATGCAAGCAGACGAATCCGGCCCGGTAAAAATCGGTTGGAGCAAAAATCCCGTCGCCCGGTCTCATCAGGTTCGCCCTACGCCGGAAACGGTTCTGACCATCATCCGCCTGATAGACGGTCCAGACTGGGGAGAACGCTGGCTTCATCAATATTTCGCTGAGAGGCGACTTTCGGGCGAATGGTTTACCTTCGATCCCGAAATGTTGGAGGTTGAACTACCAGCGGTAAAACCATGGCCGGACGCGCCGGAAGACACTGTAAACGTGCGGTTTGACCGCGAACTCTGGGAAGTCATCTGGGCGCGGTCTCGCCACACAAAGCGGAGCGCGAGCGCGGAATTATCTTTCGTGGTACGGGAGGCGCTCCTTGGTCGATTGCCGCCGGAGGTGCCTGGGGCATCCTTGATGGCCGCTATTGAGCGTGGGTTTGCCAGACCCGATCCATCGCCGTGATCTACTTCATAGGCATTGTCAACCGCGCCATCCAACGCGCACGCTACGCGGCGCGGAGGGAACACACCGAATCCGCCTGATCCGGGAATGGTTCGCCGCTCGCTGGCGCGACAGGTGGCGCGGGTTGGTGGTGGGGTTGAGGGGCGTTGGTTAGCTGTGTCGTTTGGTGTGTGCGGGGCGCCGGTTGATCCGCCGAGGCGGAGGGATGGGGGTTGAAATCAGCTTTGGCATTCGGGTAGGCTGATGGCATGGCGCGGAAACCAACACCTCAAGTGGTTGAGATTTACGGACTGCTTGATCCGCGAGACGGTAAGCTGCGATATATCGGGAAAGCGAATGACGCAGGGAAACGGTTGAAGACTCACGTTTCGGATAGTCGGCGCCGCAATACGGCCGTCTGCAAGTGGATCGCTAAATTGGTCGCGGATAACCTAATTCCCAAGGTTCTTGTCCTGGAGGCGTGTGATGCCTCTTTGTGGGAATGTCGTGAGCGCGCCTGGATCAGCGAAGCTTACCGAATGGGCGGCGTTCTGCTTAACGTGGCTCCCGGCGGGGCTGAACCAGTGGAGTTCCCGTACTGGGAGTTTCCATGCGGGCGTCTGATCGACAAAAAGTCTCCCGCTGGGGCGCGAATCAAACGAGACAAGATTACCGCCAACCGGCGTCTCCGTGACGGGTTGATGTCGCCTATTGACAGATGGATGCTCCGAGAATGCGCCAGAATGGTTCCTGGCATGTTCGGTGAATGGGCAAATATCTGATGGCCGCACCTCCTGCTGCCCAACGAAAGCTGGATCGACTTGGGGCCGATGCGGTGTGTGAGATGATCCTGAACGGCAAGGCGTATAAGGATATTGCTGAAGCGGCCGGGGTGGCCGTTGGGTCAGTGTTGGCATGGCTGGATGCGGTTCCTGAGCGTTCCGCCCGCGCGCGCGAAGCCCGTAGAATCATGGCGGCTTACTGGGACCAGTTGGCCGAACAGGAACTCAGGGACGCACCAGCGACGGCTGAGGGCATCGCGAAAGCGCGGGAACTGGCGCAGCATTTCCGGTGGCGTTCCGCAAAGGTCGATCCGCAGGGGTATGGTGAAAAGGTTGATCTGAATCATCGAGGGGGCATCATGTTTGCAAAAATCCCCTACGACCCATCCGCCCTCACGGAAGAGCAGCGCGAAGTGATGCGCGATGTCTTGCTGACGGCGCCGAAGACGATTGAGGGAAAGGCTGAATAAATGCACGTGTTGCGGCTGTTCTTAAAATCCGGCGTTCAGGTCGAGTTATTGTATCGCGGTAAGGATGATGTCCGATCGGCGGTCCATATATTAGAGAGTGATCCGACGCGCGTGAAACTGAATGACGACTTCGGAAAGTCCCTCGATGTGCTGGTGGCCTCGATCGACGGCTGGCAGCCCTCCGACTATGCCGCCGAACTTGAGGGTGCCTTAATGGTGGCGCGCGCCAAGCAAGAAGCATCGGACAAGTTCCAACGTGAGATGCAGAAGCGCGGATCGTTGCTTGTGCCTGGGCCGGTGATGCAGCCGCCCAACGGCGGAATCAGGATCGGCTAACATTCTCTCTTCTCTTGTCAAAATCACGGTGAATCCGCGCGTCTAACGCGGTTTGTGGGCTTGTTAGATGGCGGCGCGCGTCCCTGAGCAGGGTCAGGTCCGCGAGAATCGCTGGATGTTAGCGGTATCTTGTTAGTGTAGGTGAGTGTTACGCGCGCCCGCGCGCCGATTGGCGCCTTGCTCCCCTGAGATCATTATTATATAAGGCATCGCCATGACGCCAGCGATCCACCTCCGGCTTGATCCTGATCTTCGTGCCGCCGTCGAAGCCGTCGCCGTGATGGAAGACAGGCCGTTGGTGAATGTGGTGCGGTTGCTGGTCCGGCAGGCGGTCGAGGCGAGACGGGTTGGTGACGGTGTGGCCGCACGCGATCTGGCGGCGCGATATACGGAAATGCTGGCCATGGAGGATAAGCGGGATGGACGATGATCCCTTGAACAACGATGTCTCTACCGAAACCGCGCGGCAGGCGTTCTGGGATCGTGTGAGGCGCGATGTTGAAGACAAGCGTGGTGCGGTTGGTGATCAGGTAGACGATGGCGTCGCCCTGAACGAGGCGTCGCTCATGGCTGCGATCCAGGCAATCAGGAACCATCCTGTTTCGGGTGGTGTGCTGCATCCCAACGGCATCGCCCTGACAAGCGCGGCGCATCCCGCCCGGAAAGTCACGCTCCACGAGCGAGCACAAGCGGAGGCGGCGAAGCGCGGCCTGATCGCTGGTTTGTGGCCGCCACCTGAGTATTTAGCAAAGCCGTACCATTTCCTGGTGGCCGATGGTTGCGAACCTGATGTGGTAGAGTGGTGCGGTTCTGCATGGTTACTGACCGGGCACGATGAGTCTGTTGCCCCAGAGACGATGAGCGGCGACGGCTACCGCTACCTCGGCCCGGCGGAGTGGAAAGAACCGCGCGCCTCAACTGCCGCGGGTGAGTGGCGCGAGCGTATTGTTGCCGACCTCCGGCGGTCAAATGACCCACTTGTCATCGCCGCGGCTGATCGGATTGAGGAGTTGGAGGCCGAAGTCCTCACCGTCCCGCTCACTGGCGTCGCCGCCGAAACCATCCGTAAACTGCGTCACCTCCTTGCCCAGTCGGATGACGAACTGCAGGGGCTGGCGGCGCAAAACGCGCGGGCACAGCAGCGAACCAAACTCCTTGATGACTGCCGCCAACTTTGCTGGCCGTGGCCCCTCCCGCCCGATATGAAAGAACGCGGCATTATCTTGCCCGCGACAGACTACGCGCACGCACTCCGGCAGGTGACGGAACTGGCGGAGGAGGTCACGAAACTGACCAACGCCAATCACACGCTGATGGCCGTGATATCAGCGAAGACGACCGCCGAACCCGGCAATCACGACTACATCGGCCCGCTCGACGCCGACCGTAAGCCGGTAGCCGATCCTGTCCATGAACGGTTCCACGGTTCAGTTGGCGATGTCATCGCGGGTCGCGTGCTGCCAGAAGCGCGCCGCCAGATGCAGGAAGCGTTGAAGGTCGCGCCGAAAGAGAAACCATCATTTCCGGTGGATGCGAAGCCAGGCGATCCGAGACGGATGGGGTTGGGGTGAGCGATCTCCTGGTGGAGTGTCACGAAGTCAGCCACGAATATCTGACTGACATCCTCGCGGTTCGCCTTTCCCGCGAAACCACCGTCTCTGCCAGGGCGTGGCTTCTGATGTCCGCCGCGTTTCAGATCACGCGCCCGGTCGCCGCTGTTCCGTTGCCCATTGTCAGGATTTCAACATGAGCGAAACCCAACTCACCGCCCCACCCCCTCCCGCCGAACCCTACACTGGCCGCCCCATTGGCGCCGACACCTGCAACGCGCTGATCACCGAGGCGCCACTGACGGTGGCGGAATTACACAAGCTGCGGGAGCATTTCGCCGCGCTGGCCGAGATGTGTGTCATTTCCGGCCCTCGGTTTGGCGCCTCGCGGCAGGCCGCTGTCGATTTTCATAACCGGTGTGTGCGCCGGTTGCGCGGGATCAGGGATGAGGTGAAGCGGCGGGCGATGGAAGAAGAAGATGGGTTGATGGAGATAAAGTGATGTCCTGGTCTGATGGAGTGCGACAACGTGATGCCGATATGGGTTATGACCCGTGGGTTGCCGCCAGCAATACGGAAACCGCCGTCATTTGCCAGCCGCACCAGGACAGCGCCGTCAGAGAGTGCTGGCCGGGTTGCCGTATTTTTCATCCAGGGCAGGCGAAGGTAGGCCATCGGTTCGAGCGGCTGATCGTGTTGTGGGCGCCGCGCGTTCCACATGAAGGCGAGTGGCTTGAAGACTTCCGGACAGGGTTG